AAGGGATTGTTGGCAGTCAAGGTGTGGAGACTTCACCTGTTCCTGTTCCATCACGGTGAATACAAGTACTTCAGGAGGAAGAAATGAGCAGGGCTGAGACCACCGCCATGCTGTCCGAGCTGGTGGAGAAGCGTTTGAGGAATCAGACCGCTTTTTGGGCGAGTGAGGTCAACTTCGACCGGAACACGCCTGACGAGCGGCGAGTGGACTACGTGGGCTTCAAGCCATGGAATATCAACGGCGAACCGGTGCCCGCAAGCGTGGAGAAAGGCTGCTTCGGATTCTACGAGGTGAAGTCATGCATGGCCGATTTCACGAGCGGCCACGGCCTGACGTTCTACGGCGACCAGAATTACCTGGTCTGCACGAAGGAACTGTGCGACGAGATCGTATGGCAGAAGATGGTGCCGCCGCGAGTGAACGCGATCCTTACCACCGATTCGACCGGCTCGAAACTGATTCTCGGCCATGTGCAGTCATACAACGACCTGTCATACCGGCGGCGTCCGGCAAGCGAGATCCTGTGGGCAATGGTCAAGGCGAACGGAAAGAGAACGAATTGAGCAAGACGATCAAGTATGTGGAATGTGCCCACTGCGGGCAGCGGGTCGGCACCTACTACGTCACATGCCCGTACTGCGGATACAAGCTGGCCGCGCGCAAGCCGACAACTGGCATGGATCCGCTGTATGGCATGACCGACGACGAATTCTACAAGCGATTCGAGAGCATGTGATGGAAGATGTTGGAATTCTTCCTTGGCCACCACCAAGCTTGGCGGAACTCATCAAAGCTTTGGATTCGATGGACCACGACGGAATCACAAGAGGAGATTAGGCGATGGCTAGACGCGGCTACGTGCAGTTGTCGAACGGCTTCTACCTGAACCGTAAGGTGCGCCGTCTGCGCCGTACCATGCCATCTGCCATCAGCGCATTCGTCGTCATGCTTTCCTACTGCGGTGACAATCTCACGGACGGTTACGTGGACGATGATACTGCGGAATTCGTGCTCGACATCACCGTGCAGGAGCTTGATGCATTGCAGCAGGTCGGATTGATCGAGAGCGTGGATGGCGGCTATGTCATCCACGATTATCTTGAGCACAACCGGAGCCGTCAGCAGGTCATGGCCAAACGCAAGCGTGAGCGCGAACGGTATTCTGCCGAAAGTCTGCCGGCAGAAAGTGCGCAGACTGCCGGCAGAATCAAAACAGAATCGGGACAAACACCAGAACACCAGAACACCAGAATACAAAAGAAAGAGAAAGAAGAATATTCTTCTTCTTTCTCCAAAGAAACTGGCGTGAAGGATTTCGGTGAATCGCGGGAGTGCTGCGAAACGGACAAGACGCTAGCTGTGGAATATCCGAACCTCGACCTCGAATCCGCATGGCTCGCATTCGCGGACCGCCACCAAGGCGAAACGCGCGCCATCGGAGACTGGACGCGCCTGTGGAAAGGCTGGTGCCAACGCAGAGCCAACATGAGCGGCATCCCACCCTCGAAACGCCACATACACACGTGGAAATGCCGCCACGTGCTCGAAGCGCTCGGACGCGACGAAGAAACCGCACAGGCAGATGAAAAGGCCTGCGAATTAGCCGACAAACTCAACAAGGAGAAATCATGAAACACGACGAACAGGTAACCATGTACAGCCGTGAATGGTTGGAACACGAACGCCGCAAAGCATGGCAGGAAGGCTACGCAGCCGGATGGAAAGACCAGGAATGCGATTTTCCGCAATATACAAGCGAAAACCCATACAAGGAAACCGTCAAATGAACCGCAACCCGTTTGAAATCGCGTTCGACAACGTATTGGCCGGTGCCGCCTATGCGTCGCAATCATCAGATTCGGCATCGGTCAAGGAGCAGCACATGGACAATGTCAACCACCCAAAGCATTACGAGAACGGCCCGTTCGAATGCATCGAACTGACCCGCCTGCTCAGTTTCGACTGGGGAAACGTGGTCAAATACTGCTACCGCTGGCAGTCGAAGAACGGCGTCGAAGATCTGAGGAAGGCGCTCTGGTATGCGAACGATGCGGTGATACACGGGACACCGCTCTATGCTGACACCAATTTGTCTGGCCTGTGCAATGCATTGTTCGCCGCCTTAGCGGACACCGATTGGGCAGGACTCAGAGGCATTTGGTGGGCATTCGCGAACAACGGTACGAAACAAGACATTCTAACGGCCATCAAGAACAAGATCAATGAAATCGAAAAGGACGGTGAATGATGGGCGGATTGGACAAGGTTGAGAAAATTATGATTGGCGGACTGGTGGTATTCGTCGCCTCAATGCTCTTGCTGGCGGGATTAGGCATCTACGCGTCCTGGTATGCGGGCACGCATCCCGATTACGGCATGAAGACGGTCAAGACCGGCGACGTGACATGGGTCTGTCTGACCGACCGTGGCACGACCATCGGCTGCGACACGGTGGAGGAGTACCGGTGAACGGCGTGGACACGTTGGACACAAGCATCTGGGCCGGCTACCTCATCCGGCCGAAGGGTGATATGAGACGGTATACATTACGAATGTACGAAACGCTCCAAGAGGCATCGGATGTGGCACAGGAGCGCGCCGACTCCCACCACAGGCCATACGAGGTGCTCGCAACCTGCGATACCTCGCAGCGAATCATTAAGACCATCGAACCAAGGAAAAGCAAATGAAGAAAATACTCGAAAACATGATCATCAAGTGGCATCAGGCCGGATACAGCCTCGACGAGATCGCGCCACTCGTGCCGCAAGTGCCAAAAGCCGAAATCGAAGCCATAATCCAGCAGCACGACAAGGAGCCCCGACTTTGACCAACTGCAAACACTGCCAGAAGCCAATGAAGCCGATCGCCGCGAATCTGCTCTGCGCCAGCTGCCGCGAAACCTACTGGACGCTGATCCGCCAACTCGGCCATGTCCAACTGCCCGCCCTGCGAAGCATCATGCTCCGTCAGGCCCGCATCGGCACCACAACACACACGCCAAGCCGAGGCAACGCGCCAATGCCAATCGACACCCACGCTCAAGACCTCATCGCAGATTCTGAAGCCTGGCTGGCCGAACAGGCAGGGAAAATCAGAACGGCATACGCTGGATTCGACTGGCGTAAAGCATGGTATGCCATCATCAGCAACCGGCACACCATCCTCAACATGAGCACCGCCGCCGATGACTACGCCGCCCTGGAACACATCGTCCGACGCAACGAACAAGCCCTGACGCCGGAAGACGAGCTCATAATCCTCGGCACCTGTCCAAACTGCCACACGCTCCTCACCGGCACGCCAGAAGCCGAATCGGTCACATGTCAAGGCTGCCACGGTGAATGGGCTGCGCCAGCAATCAAAGCAGCACGAGACGAAAGACTATGGCAAGTGCAAATCACCGGCACACCCAGCGACGCGGCCAAAGAGCTGAAACGATACGGCCTGACCATATCACGCAACCTCATCAGCCAATGGCTCAAACGCGGCAAACTGTCGCACGCCACGCCGACAAACACCAAGCGACAGTACACGTTCAACCTCGGCGAACTCGCAGCACTACTTGACTGTCACCGTTGAAATGCTATACTGTCGTATGTTCGTAGAATGGTTCAGCCAGAAAATGGTTGGACCATTTTTCATATCCAGCTTCGGTAGCTCAGCGGTTAGAGCACAAGGGATAGCACAGATACCTAGGACGGATACCTTACCGGCCATGGCTTCCGAATGCCCGTGATGATAAAAAGATAGTGCATCCCACACCATGCGCTGGTTCGACTCCAGCCCGAAGCACCACAAGGCGGTGATCGTATGCCAGGAAGAACGCGCAAGACCACACGCCAATTCGAGAAAGACAAAGCAACATTCTTCGCACAGTGCAAGGCGCAGCATGCAGTCTGCTGGCTCTGCGGCATGCCGATAGATTATTCAGCACCGAAGAACACAAGCGATGACAGCTTCAACCTCGACCACCTCTACCCAGTCTCGAAGCACCCCGAACTCCAATTCGACCCAGCAGGCTTCAAACCAAGCCACACCAGCTGCAACCGATTGCGCGGCAACCAAGACCCGCCAGCACCAATCGGAACACTATCAAGACAATGGATAACAACAGCATGAGCCCTCACCGCAAGGGGTAGGGGCGGTGAAATCCTGAAAACCGCCCCGAACCGACCCACTGCCCGCGTGGTTGGTCTTCCTCTCCCCGATGAGTGAAATTGTTGGCGGGTCGCGCGCGATGGCAGATTAGGGGGTGTTTTCGATGAGTGCGAAGTTTCCGAGTCGGAATGTGGCGGAGGCGTTGGAGCGTTCGTTGAAGAACGCTGACCTCAAGGCTGTTAATTCTGCTGTTGTCGCTGCGGCTCGCGTGTTGGCTGAGCGTATCGATTATCTGACGTTCTCCGGTTTTGTCGATGAGAACGGCAAGCTCGACAATGTGTCGCTGCCGACGTTCCTCAAATATTGTCAGTCGCTTGGTTTGACGGTGGATGCTCCGGCTAAGGTTGGTCGGCCTGCGAAGCCGAAGGTTGAATCTAAGCCGGAGGCGCGTAAGAGCGACAAGGTTGTGCAGATGGAAGATTTCATGAAGCGTTTCGGCTAGGAGGCGTTCGATGGTGTCGGAAGATTTGAGTGTTTTCGGTGCCATTGATGATGAGAAGCATGGTGTGACCCTGCCGCGTATTTATACTCCGCCGCTTCGCCCCTTGGATAAGAACACTTCTAATGGCTTCGCTGTGATCGCGTTCGCCGAGATCATGCTTCACGTGCATCTCTATCCGTGGCAGTGCTGGCTGCTGGTCCATGCCTTGGAATTGCTTGAGGATGGCAGCTATCGCTTCCGCAAGGTGATTGTGCTTGTGGCCCGCCAGAACGGCAAGACCACGCTGATGGGCGTGCTTGCCGCGTGGTGGCTGTTCGTGGACTCCAACAAGCATCCGGACAGGGTTCCGCCCGTGAAGTTTCTGGTGGTCGGTGCGGCGCAGACGTTGGACAATGCGAAGGGTCCTTACAATCAGGTCAAGGAGTGGTGCAATCCTCAGCCTTCGACTGATGAGGAAGCGGATCTGGTGATTCCGGATCTTGCCGCGATGACGCAGAAATTCGTTAACACGAACGGCGAGGAGGCGATCATCACCCGCTCGAAGGCCCGCTATATCGTCCGCGCCGATAAGAATATTCGCGCGAAGAGCGCCGCCCGTGTGGTGTTCGATGAGTTGCGTGAGCAGCATACTGATGATGGCTGGAATGCCGTCAGCCAGACCACGAAGGCAGTCTGGTCGAGCCAATTGTGGGGCATTTCGAACGCTGGCGACTATCGTAGCGTCGCGCTCCGCAAGCAGGTGGACAAGGGCCGTAAACTCGTGGACGCTTGGAAGCAGTATGTGGCTGATGGTGTGGATGCCGCCGAGGCTTTCGCCAATGGCGAGCAGGACGGCAGCTTCGGATATTTCGAGTGGTCGGCGCCTGACAAGTGCCCGGTGGATGATGCCGACGCGATCCGCCAGGCGAATCCGTCGCTCGGCTATGGGCCGATGACTGTTATGTCGGTTCGGTCCGATATCGATGGCATGACCGAGGCGGCGTTCCGTACGGAAGTCCTGTGCCAGTGGGTCACGGCTGACATCATTCCTTTTATCAATCCGAAAATGTGGGCCAGCGGCATCGACTCGCGTTCCACGATTCCGAATGAGAATCGTGTCGTGCTGTCCGTGGACACGTCGGCCGACCGTAAGACCACGTATGTGGCCGCTGCCGGAATGCGTGCGGACGGGTTGCCGCACGTGGAGTTGATCGCTCGTCGTGACGGCATGCTGTGGGTGCCGCATTATCTCGACCTTTTGCAGGAGTGTTGGCCGCATGTCACGGAGATCGCCGTGCAGGGCAAGGGCTGTCCGGCAGTGGACTTCATCGACCCGCTCATCGAAAAAGGGTGGACGGTGCATCTCATCGAAGGCTTCCGGCTGGGCGCGTGCTGCGGCCGTTTCCATGATCGTGTGCGTGAGGGCAAGCTGCGGCATCTTCCGCAGCCAGCCATCGAACAGCAGGTTTCCGTGGCTGTCACCCGCCGTCTTGGCGAGGTCGAGGTGTGGGACCGCACCAAGTCCGCATTGCAGATTTCCGGCTTGGTTGCCGAATCGCAGGCGCTTTATGCGCTGGAGACCATGCAGGCTGAAACGCTTAAACCGAAATACGAGCCCTCGCAAGGCGTGAGGGTCAGATTCTAGATTCTTCACAAAGAGGGGAGTATTGATGGGATTCCTTGACCGGCTCCTCCACAATAACGCCGCAGCTATCGGCATGAAGATGGCCGAGGCCGACGCACATCCGACGCCAGCGACAAGCATTCCACTCGCCAACGGCGACAGTTGGCCGTCCGACATGGACTTTTACGGGTACGCGTCCGGCGCCTACTGCAGGGAGTATGCGGTGCGTGTCGTGGTGGACTTCATCACCCGCAACATCGCCTCGCTGCCATTCAAGGTGTATCGGAAGAACGCCGATGGGGATGCCGAGGAAGTCTCCGACGGCGCTCTTGCCGATTTGATGAAGCGTCCTTCTCCTCTTCCTGGAATGACACGCTACCGTTTCATTAGCACGCTGCTTCGTGACATGCTGCTCGATGACCGGTGGCTCATGCTCCTGGGCGTGAACGGTGGCCGTTTCACGCTCCGTCGCATACCGTCTGACTGCTATCAACTGTCGGGTAACGCTTTCGGCGAGATTACCGGCGTGAATCTGCTGACGATGGACAGTCAGCAGGCCATGCATTTCGATCTGCCTGATCCTCGCGTGCATTTGGATGTCGGCTTTATTTCCGGCCTCCAGTTCGGCGATAGTGTGACCAACGTGCTTCGTCCGCTCTTGGCGGAGGCGAAGGCGATGGCTTCCTACCGGCGCAATATCGCCAAGAATGGCATGCAGGCCGGTGGCTACGTCTTCCGGCCGAAGGAGATGCCGTGGCTGTCGCAGGATGATTACGACGATTTCACCAATGGATTGCGTAATTTCATTCAGAATGGTGGCCGTGAGGGTGGCTGGCCTGTCCTGAAGGACGGCATGGAGATGCGCCCTTTGGACAATGTCTTCAAACCGGTGGACGTGAACGATTTGGAGGCGCGCGACCGTATCAATATCGCGGTGTGCAATGCCTTCCAGATTTCGCCGGAAAACGTCGGCTTCCGAACCGGCACCAATTCCAACATCAGCGCGTTCAAAGAGCAATTGTGGAATGTTGAGCTGATGCCATACATCGTGGCATTGGAAGAGGCGCTGAATCTGAGCCTTCCCGAGGCCGTGAGCGAGCCTGACTGCTACATCAAGGCCAACGTTGACGCGAAACTACGTGGAACCACGTCCGAACAGTATCAGGCGCTTTCCACGGCTACCGGGCGTCCTTTCATGACCACGAATCAGGCGCGTCAGATTCTGGACATGCCGCGCGTGCCAGGTGGCGACCAGCTCATCACGCCATTGAATGTGAGCGAGGGCGGCCAGCCCAGCCCGCAAGACGGCGGCAAGACGCAGAACGCGCAGGAGAACAATCCGGTCAACGGCGAGGACGCGAAGGCGATGCTTGCCGAATTCAAACGGCTTTACCGGTATGACGCGCAATTCCACGCCGAGTGGGACGCGCTTACCAAGGAGGAAACATCATGAGGCTTGATTTCAAGGGCTTCGAGCTGAAATCCCTTGATGACAGTCAAGGCGAGGGCGTGTTCAGCGGCTACGCCTCGACGTGGGACAAGGATTTGTACGATGACGTGATCGTCAAGGGCGCTTTTGCCGATACTTTGCAGAACGATTTCCAAGGTTCCGGCGCTGGCATTCCGATCCACTGGCAGCACAAGGACGACAAGCCGACCGACATCATCGGCGAGACGCTGAGCGCAGTGGAGGACGAGCATGGACTGCTCGTCACCGCCCGTCTTGACCTTGACCTTCCGGAAGGCAAGCGCGCCTATGAGCTGCTGCAGCGTGGCCTTATCCATCAGATGAGCATCGGCTTCATCGCCGAGGAGACCGCTTTCGTGCAGGACGGTAAGAGCGCTTGGGACGGTTACCGTGAGATTCGTCAGGTGAAATTGTTCGAGATTTCCCTCGTGCAGGTCGCCGCGAATCAGGGCGCCGAAGTGCTTGAAGTCAAGAGCGGTAGAGCCATCAGCGCCTCCAACGAGAGCAAGCTCCGTGCCGCCCTCGACAGCCTGCACGAGGTTCTTGATGGCATCGATTCCGACAACAAGAAGCCGGACGATTCGTCTGATGACTCCACGGATGATTCCGGCGACGAGCCAGACGATTCCACGGATGACCCGAAGAAGAAAGACCAGAAAAGCTTTGACCAGCAGTGGGCCAAGGAATACCAAACCATCAGCGACTTCTTCTCGCTGGAACACTAACCGAAAGGAGTGCCATGAATCTCATGGACAATCTCGCCGCCGAGAAGAAGGCGGCACAGTCCATCCTCGCCAAGGGAATGGATAACATCACCGAAAAGGAGCAGGAAGAGCTCAAGCAGCATTACGCCGAGGCGAAGAAGCTGCAGGAGCGCATCGACCTGTTCAAGGAAGCCGGAGAAGGACTCGACCGTCTCGCCGGAACCTCGAAGACCGAGCATAAGACCGCCGAGGCGAAGACAATCGGCGACTTCTACGTCAAGTCCCTGCAGGAGAAGGGCTTGAGCGTGCTCGCAACCAAGGGAGGCTTGTTCTCCACTCCGGAATTCAAGGCTGCTTCCGACACTCAGGTCACAGGTGGAGCGTCCGGAGCCTACGCGCCGTTCCTTACTGAAACCGATCAGAACGGCGTATGGCCGTATGAGCGTCCGCTCGTCATCGCCGACCTTTTCGCGTCCGGCACCATGAGCGGCACCACCATCAAATATCCGGTCTACGGCTCCCTCGAAGGCAACGCCACCACCGTCGCCGAGGGCGCGCAGAAGCCTCAGATTCACATGCCGGATCCGACTTGGGTGTCCGACAGCCTGCACGAGGTCGCCGCATGGTGGAAGATCACAGACGATATGGCGGAAGACCTGCCGTTCGTCGTGTCCGAGATCAACCAGCACGCCCAGTACAACCTGAAGCTGCAGGAGGAGATTCAACTCCTGTCCGGCGATGGCACCGACCCGAATCTCAATGGCATTCTGAACCGTGAGATCCAGTCCAAGGGTCAGGCCGCGGACTCCGATCCGGACCGTATCTTCGCGGCCACCACGGATATCGCCACCGCGACCGGCTTCTCCGCCGACGCCGTGGTCATCAACCCTGCCGACTATCAGACAATCCGCCTGTCCAAGGACGCGAACGGCCAGTATTTCGGCGGTGGCTTCTTCGCCGGCCAGTACGGCAACGGCGGCATCATGCAGAACCCGCCGCTGTGGGGACTGCGCACCGTCGTCACCGAGGCGATGACCAAGGGGACCGTGCTCGTCGGCGCGTTCAAGGCAGGCGGCACCATCTACCGCAAGGGCGGCCTGACCGTCGAATCCACCAACAGCCACGAAAACGACTTCACCAACGACAAGATCACGTTCCGAGTTAAGGAACGCCTCGCCCTGCAGGTCAAGTACCCCAAGGCTTTCGTCAAGGTGTCCCTCGGCAAGGCCGGAAAGTGAGGTGAACCGTGAAGCAGTATCGGCTGGCCGACACATCCAAGGCCAAGGTGGACGCTTCGACTTACATCGAGGACGTGCTCTTCGTGGACGGCAATGACAATCCGGTGAACGTCACCGGCGGTTCCACTTCCACGCCGTATGTGCTTCCCGCGGCCGCTGAGAACGCTCTCGGTGGCGTGAAGCTGGCGAATGTCACGATCTCCGGCACTGCGAACGCCTCCGTCGCGGCTGCTGCCTCCACCACTCCGACGAAGGCAGAGTACGACGCGCTCGTGGCCGCGTACAACGATCTGGCGCAGCGTGTCAATGCTCTTGTGGCTGGTCTTGTGGCTGCTGGCGTGGTGAAGACGAGCTGAGACGGGAGGTCGGCATGATTGACGTGAATGTGATTCCTGACATGATTGCCGACCCTTCGGCTTTCGAGGATGACGCGCAGTTTCGGCTTAAGGCGGCGCAGGCGGCCATCCGCCGTGAATGTGGTTGGCATGTCATGCCGAACACGGAATTGTCCGGCGTGCTCAACTCGCGTGGCGGCATGGTGATTCGACTGCCCGCCCGTCATGTGACGAGCATCGAATCATTGACCGACCGTGATGGCAACAAGCTGGCTTATGCCTATGATCCTGATACTGGTCTTGTGGAGTCCTTGTCTGGCGGCTTTCCCGCTGGCATTGCGGCCATCCGCTACGAGATTCACGCGGGCTATGATGACGCGCCGGACGTGCAGTCGGTGCTTATCAGCGCCGCGAAACGTGCCGGCATGAGTCCGCTTGGGCTTATCACCTCGCAGTCAACGAATGGCAGCAGCGCGAGTTTCGACGTCGTGTCGCTCATGCAGGAGGAACGGGACAAGCTCAAACCCTACAAGCTTGGAGGGTTGCCGTGAGCCTGATCGACGACCTGAACTCCGCTGTCGGCGTTTCCGCCATGGCTGGGGCCACGCGCTTTATTCGACTGCGCGCCAAACGCAAGGCCAATCCGTACAATTCGGCGCAGAACGAGCCAGACTGGAGCGTGCCTCCGGACGAGCTAGCCATCACGGGCGCCCTCGCCTCCAGCTCCAGCATGCGCACGCCGGACACGCTCGACACACGAACCGCATCCACAGCGTACCTCACCATCCCGGATTCGACAGCCGACGTGAAAATCGGCGACCGGATCCGCGCAGACCCCGACGACGGACGCTTGTGGGAAGTCGACGGATTCCCCTCGAAGGACGCGAACGCGTTCACCGGCTGGCGTCCGACCTTGGAATGCCGTCTGACGGAAAGAAAGGGCTGACAATGGCGAAAAGCAGGATATCGGTCAACTTCAACCAGAAATTCTTCGACGAGATTCTCAACAGCGCCGGAGTCAAGTCGCTCACCACGCTGGCTGCGGACAGGGCACTCGCCTACGCGAAGGCGTCAGCTCCGGTAGATACCGGCGCATACCGCGACGGCCTTGGAATCGAGGAGGTTAAAAGGGAGCACCGAACGACCGTCATGGTCGTCGGCCACGACTCTAAGACCCTGCTCGTGGAGTCGCGGACCGGCAATCTGGCCAAGGCGTTGAGGAAGGCGAGGGTCTGATGGCAAGCGTCATTCCACCAGACCTTGAGCTGTTCCTTACCGGATGGCTGCGCTCCAACATCACGGACGTCGCGGGCCTGCAGGTCGGAAACCGCATTCCGGATGGTTACGACGGTTCCTATCCGCTCGTGGTCGTGCGTGATGACGGCGGCACGCAATCCGCCGACCGTGTGACGTTCGACAGGTCGATAGGCGTCAACGTGCTCGGATGGACGCGCAACGATACGAAACCATGCCGTGATCTGGCGGCCCGCGTGTACGGGCTGCTGACCGGCGAGCCCGGCATCCTCATCGGATTCGCCGAAGGCAGCCGCATCTGCGCCGTCGTGTCTGACGGATGCAACGGCCCGTACCCGGTCGGCGAGGACGCGGCATGGTGCCGCTACTACATGACCGTCGAATATTCGACGGCCGGAATCAGACAACCATAGAAAGGAAACGCCATGGCCAAAGACAGTCAGGGCATGGATCTGGGACAGGTGGAGGCGCTCGTCACCGCCGCCATCATGATCGTCCCGTACTCCACCGAAAACAAAATCACGCCGGAGATGATCGCATCAAGCAATGCAACGCCGGAACTTCCGGCCGCCTACAATCGGTCGACCGCATGCATCGGACTCGTCAAGTCCGACGGCGGCAATCAGGATTCGCGCGACGGCGACGACCCGCTGGAGTTTTTGCAGGACGGTTACAAGAAGCTGCCGTTGGCGACCAGCCTCACGCAGACGTTCAGTCCGGCCGAAAACAACGCGCTGACCCGCAAGATCACCATCGGCGAGCCGGACGCGCAGGGCGTCTACCACGTGGCCGACATCATCCAGGACGCGAAATGGATGGTGTACGAAGAGGAGACGTTCGACACCGGGCGCGTCCACCGTCGTGCCGGCGTCATGCAGGTCACCGGCAACGAGCCGGACCAGCAGGAGCGTGGCTCGGTCACCGGCCGCGCATTGACCGTCGAATGGATGAAGGATCCGCTGTATGTGGATGCGGAGCATCCGAACACCCGCTGGATCGAAAGCTGGTACGACCCAAAAGCGTGACGGCGGTGGCCGTGACCTCGGCTGACGGCAACACGAAGCCGTCGGTCGTCCAAGGCGCGAAGCTCGCGCTCAAGGCCGTCGCCACACATGTGGACAAGACCACCGTGGACGTGACCGGACAGGCCACATTCAAGTCCAAGGATGCAGGCGTGGCGACCGTCGAGGGAGGCACGCTAACCGCCGTCAAGGCCGGAAGCGCGAGGCTCAACGCCACATATGACGGCGTGACCTCACCAGATCTGACGGTCACCGTCACCACACGCGCCGCCTGACCGGCGGACGAAAATCTTCCCGGACCGCCCATCTCGCCTGTCTGCGCGGTCCGGGACTTCTTTTTTCACGGCAGGCAGGCGAAAAGCAGATAGGACAAGACAATGACTTCAACTTCCACCGACTTCAAGCCGACCGTCGAGGATTTCGACCAGTGGACGGAGAAAAACGATGAGGAGGCGTTCGCCTCCATTGCGCAGAACTACAAGGTGCGCCACATCATCAAGGGCGATGTGTATTGGGCGCTCGTGCCTGGCGGACGCACGTACAAGCTTCCACTGTCGATGAGCATCGACGATTTCACCAAACTGTCGAACACGTCCGACGATACGGAGAGCGTCGAACAGCTCAAACGCATTCTAAGCGCCTTCGCTGGCGACAAACAGGCGAAAGCGCTGAACGGCGAACCGGTGCAGGTGGTGTTCAACCTCCTGTCCGACTACGGCGACGCGGTAGTGCGCGCGCAGGGAGCCTCACTGGGAAAATCCAATGGTTCGCCCGCCAGCTCGCCGACCACGGGAGCGTGATCCGAGCCGATTTCACGGCACGTGGCTGGAGCCTGCAAACCGACCTTGGCGGCAGGCTCCGCTACGGCGACGCGATAGCGCTGCTCGAACAGCTCATTGGAGACCCGTCAACCTACACAGGCGCGGAGCTCAACGGCCTGGACTATCCGGCCCGTTGGGGCGAGATGCTGGTCATCTACGCGCTGGGCGGCGAAGAGTATCCGAAACCTTTCGATTCGCTTGCGAAACGATTGCGGGCGGACAGGGAGAAGGCCGAGCGTGAGCGGCTGCGCGAACAGACCAAGGGCATGAGCCCGGTATTCCGGACTCTTTACGAAGACTGAATAACTGAATAGTGGAGGTTCCGCATGGCGTTCGGCAGCGAACTTGGTTCCGCGCATATCAGCGTGTTCCCTTCCATGAAGGGTTTCCGCAGCACGGTCAACAAGGAGGTCGGCGCGAGCGGCAAGGCCGCGTCGAAGACCTTCGATTCGAGCATGAACGGCGGCAAAAGCGGCGGACTGTTCGGACGCGCGTTCAAAAACGGGTTCAAACAGTCGGCGAACGCGTTCGGCGCGGACGTGCTGAAATCCTATGAGCGTGACGTGGCGAAATCCACGGCCGCATACCGTCAGTCCATGCTCCAGCAGAAGGCCGCGGCGAATCAGGTGCGTGCCGCCGAGGAAAGCGTCGCCAATGCCGTCGCCAAGCACGGCGAGGGCAGCACGCAGGCCGAGGCCGCGACCATCAGACTCGAACAGGCGCGGCTGAAGCTGTCCACCATGACCGACCGGGCGACGCAGGCCGAGAACCGGTTGAAGGATGCGCAGAAGGCGCTCAAGGACGCGCAGGACAATCTCGCTTCCAGCAGTGGTTCGCTTGGATCGGCGTTCAAGAATCTTGGTTCGGCGATAATCCAGCCGGTCTCCGGCGCGTTCGGACGGGTCAAAAACGCGGCAACGTCGGCGTTCTCCGGCATCGCCACGAAAGCCCGCGACGGCATGAGCGCTGCCGGCGCTGCCATGCAATCCACCGCGTCACGTCTTACCGCGCCATTGTCTGCGAAGTTCTCCGCGATGAGCTCGGCCATCGCGGCAAGGATCCCAGCGCCTTTCAAAAACGTCAGCAATGCCATCGGCGGCTATCTCGGCAACGTCGGCGGCGCGGTCGGCGGCGTGCTTTCGCAGATTCCCGGAGCCGCCGGCAGTGTCGCGTCTGCGATAGGCTCCAAGCTCAAAAGCGGAGCCGACACCGCATGGAATGCGATCAGCTCCATGTCTGGCAAGGCCGTCGGCGCGTTGAAGGGTGTTGCCACTGTCGGACTTGCAGGCGTTGGCACCGCCGTCGCGGCTTTGGCAGGCGTCGGCAAGAGCGCTCTCGACGCATACGCGACATACGAGCAGGCCGTCGGCGGCGTGGACACGCTGTTCAAGGACGCTTCGGGCACCGTGCAGAAATACGCGGCGGAAGCGTACCGGACAGCCGGAGTGAGCGCCAACGAGTACATGACGCAGGTCACGAGCTTTTCCGCCTCGCTGATCAGCTCGCTCGGCGGCGACACTGCGAAGGCCGCGGAACTCGGCAACACCGCCATGGTCGACATGTCGGACAACGCCAACAAGATGGGCACCGACATCGAGTCCATCCAGCAGACCTACCAGTCTCTGGCGCGCGGCAACTACGCCATGCTCGACAATCTGAAGCTCGGCTACGGCGGAACGAAATCCGAGATGGAGCGTCTGATCCAGGACGCGAACAAGGTCAAGCAGGCGAACGGGGAGATGGGCGACCTGTCCATCGACAAGTTCTCCGACGTGGTGCAGGCGATCCACATCATGCAGGAGCAGATGGGCATCAGCGGCACCACCGCCAAGGAGGCCGCGACAACCATCGAGGGCTCTGTCGGCATGATGAAGGCCGCATGGCAGAACTGGCTGGCGGAGCTCGGCAAGGACAATGCCGACATCAACGGATTGACCAAGCAGCTGGTAGATTCGGTCGGCACGGTCATCGAGAACGTGGGTCCGCGCATCGCGCAGATCATCACCGGCATCACCGCCGCACTGCCACAACTGTTCTCCTCATTGGGCAGCACGCTGCCGGCACTGGTCATGCAGATTCTTCCGCCAGTGCTCGGAGCGTTGGGACAGCTCGGCACGATGCTGCTGACCAGCGCGATGACATGGATCTCGACGAGCCTGCCCCAGCTGCTCGCCCAGTTCCAATTGTGGGTCACGTCGACCCTGCCGTCGTTTTTGCAAACCGGATTGACGATGGTCACGAACCTCTTGCAGGGCATCGTGCAGGCATTGCCTCAGATCGCGTCCACGGCGGTGACCGTGCTGACGACGCTGCTGGATGGATTGTCGGCCCAGTTGCCGCAGCTCATACCTATCGGCATCAACGCCGTCCTTAACCTCGTGCAAGGCATCCTCAACAACCTGCCGCAGATCATCGACAGCGGTTTGAAGCTTATCCTCGGACTGGCGCAGGGCCTCATCAACGCCATGCCGGACTTGGTAGGCAAGGCTCCGATCCTTATCGGACAACTGGTCGGTGGCATCATCAATCGTCTCCCGCAGATCCTGCAGGCTGGCGTACAGCTGCTCTTCGCACTGGCCAACGGTTTCATTTCGTCGGTTCCACGGCTTATCGGCGCCATCCCCGGCATGGTCGGCCAGATCATGCGCGGTTTCACATCGGTTAACTGGGGGAGCGTCGGCCTGAATATCATCACGGGTATCGCGACCGGCATCGCAGGCGCGGCAGGCAGACTCGTGACCGCCGCAGTCAACGCGGCCACGAACGCGTTGGATTGGGTGAAACGCAAGCTTGGCATCCATTCTCCGTCACGCGTGTTCCGCGATCAGGTCGGTGAGATGATCGGCGAGGGCATGGCGGTCGGCATCGACGAGAGCGCGTCGAAGGTGAGGAAGGCTGCCGGACGATTGACTGGCATTCTACCTTCGCAGGACGCCTCGTATTCCGTCGGCGTCGCCAACGCCTCGCGTGGCGTTAACGCTGCCTCCTACGGCAATGGGGGGAGCGTGACGAACATCACGCAGACGTTCAACTATCCGGCCATCGCGCCGACGAGCATTTCCACGCAGCAGAAGCTGCAGACAGCGGCCATGCCGCAATGGTAATCGGAAGGAATCCGGATGAAGGTCAGCTATTCTCTCAACGGCCAGCCGCTCGATTCCGAGCGGATGCGCGTGCTTGTAGGCACGACGCACTACACGGCGCTGTCGCCGATCGTGGACACCGTGCAGGTGCCTGGACGGCATGGCGTCATCGTCGGCTCGTCCATTCCGGTGTTGGATGCTCCGGAGCTGACAGTCAAGGTCGCGGCGTGGGGTGCTGATTCCGATTCGCTGATCGCGCGTTTCCGTGCCATGTGCCTGTCTGCCGCGAAGCTCACGCTCGGCAGAACGGAGACAACGGAGAGCGGCTATTCGCGCAGCATGGTCACTCGCGTCGTGTGCACGTCCTGCGAGCCGGACGATGATGAGAGGCCGTCCAGCGACCTGCGTGTCATGACCGCAGTTTTCCAATTGCCGGACGTGTTTTGGCGTGGCGTGCAGTGGCAGGAGGCGACGTTGGCCGCGTCGGGCGGCAGGCTGCTGCCGGGCGGGGTCTCCAAGCCGAGTAGCAAGGGGTATTGGACGCGCTGGCAGGGATTGCCTAACGCCAGTCCTTCCGAGCTTTTCGACATCATGCCGGACGGCTGGCTGTCCAATGCGCCAATCGGCATACTGGTCTTGCGTTTCGGCGCAGTCACTGGTGTGACCATCAGTGACCCGGTGAGTGGCACGAATCTGCTGTGGGGCGGCAAACGTGACGCCTCGCGTCCTTATCTTTTCGTCGATGTGGCTAATCGCAAGGCGTGGACGGCGGCCAATGCCGACGCATGGTCCGGTGGTACGGATGCGTCGAATGGCATCGACTGGACCACGGATCCATTGCAAGTGTGGCCCGCGATCGATTCTGGCGATTATCGCCTCGCAATCAAACAGACCGGCAGCGCCGACAAGGTGGTCTGCCGGTTTTTGCAATCCTGGGAGTGATTCATGGCAAAGACTTTGCACGCGCGTCTCGTGGCCTATCGTCCATTCGGTGACCGACTCGGTGTGCTGGCCGAGCCGGTGAGCTTCAGCGCGTCCATGCTCCACAATGATGATGGCGCAATCAGCATCGAATACTCGCTGCTGTCCGGTGACGCTCAGGCTTTCGACCGCGAGCTTACGGACGGCCTCGAAGTGGCAGTGGAAGTCTCGGACGGTAGTGGCTTCAGGGAGCCGGATAATGCGCGATTCGTCATCACGGGCCGCTCCGGTAAGACGGATGACCGCACCAAGACCGTCACCTACAGTGGCCAGTCGATTGGCTGGCTGCTGTCAAAGGCGGAAAACAATGATTCCTCGCACCTCATCGCCGATGGCGATAACAAGGGTAAAAGGCCATTTTATTCGTCCAATCCGGGCACGATTCTCAAGACCCTGCTTGACGAAAACCGGGCGCGTGGTGGCGTGGCCACTGGTCTGACCTTGGGCTTCGGCACCGCCAAGGACGCAGGCGGCGCGGCATGGGCGAAAAAGTACACGCTCTATTATTCTCTTGGCACGGATCTGCAGACCATCCTGAGTGCTCTCGTCAATGGTGGCGGCTGCGACTGGCGCACGTCCGGCAGGACGCTCAAGCTGTGGAATGCCGACAGCACCGCCTTGAGCCGCGACCTGAGCAAGAGTATTGTGCTGCAGCTTGCGCGTGACATCAGCGAAGCACCCTTCGAGGAGTCCATCGCTGACCTCGCGTCCACCATCCTCGTCGAGGGAGACAATAACCTGCTCTTCCGCATGGATAATCCGGCCGCGCCGACTCCGTGGGGCAAGTGGGAAAGCTACAGCAGCCAGGGCGGCGTGTCAGATAAGGACACCGCCCAGGCATTCATGCAGAGCACTTTGGATGACGCGGCGCGAGTGCGTGGCCAGTACACGCGCGATCTGGTGACCGCGAATGTGGATAATCTGCCGCTCATTGACTATCACGCCGGTGACTGGATTACCGCCCCTACCGTGGCTCACGGCGAGAAGGTGCGCGTGCAGGAAATCGACCTGAGCATGCGCCAGAACGAGGGCCTATCCTGCTCAATCGCTCTGAATGATATTAAGTATGACGCTTCGGTGCGTCAGGCGAAGAAAATCAAGGGCATCACCGGCGGAGCCGCATTGGCCGGCAGCGAGGGCGGCACGACCGCCTCTTCCGATCGCGACCATCGCGTACCGAAGGCCCCGCTTGGACTTGTCGTGCAGACGGACGCATACATTGGTTCGGACGGGTACGCCCACGGTCTGGCCACAGCCTCGTGGAGTGCGGTCACGCAGGCCACGAATGACACAGCCATCGAGATCTCCAATTATTTGGTCGAGTGGAAGCTGCACAAGGATGGCGCGCCCTGGCATTCCGCTGGCACGACTGATAAGACGCAGCTTGGCTTCGGAGGCTTGGATTGCGGCACGCAAATCGAGGTCAGGGTCAGGGCTGTGCCGACGTATTCGGACAAGCTCGGCGAATGGTCGGCCGTCGTGGTGGCAACTGTGGAGTCGGATACGACGCCATGCTCCGTACCGTCGAAGCCGGTGCTTGCGTCCGAGCTTGGCGTGGTGACCGTCCATTGGGATGGCAGGACAAGCACTGGCGCGTCGATGGAATCGGACTTCGACCATATTGAGGTCGGCGAGGGTGTCAATGCGTCCGGCATGACCGTCATCAGCGCCACACAGTCCGGTCAAGGCGATTATCTCGTGACCGGCCTGAAAGCAGGCTCCCAGCACTCCTACGCCTTGCGTTCGGTCGATCATGCGGGCAACCGCTCCGACTGGTCTGCGATTGCCACTGTGACCGTGGCTTCCGCCGTCTCGCCTGATGAGGTCAAGCAGATTCAAAAGGATTTGGCTGACAATCAGACGGCTTTGAAGGATAATTCTGCGAAGCTGACGCAGGCGCAGAAGGACATTGCGGCGAATCAGCAGGCGCAGGCCGCCACGTCGAAAGAGCTTGAAGCGGCCAAGGCCGACATCAAGGCCAATCAGTCGGCGATCGGCACGGCCAACGCCACGCTGAAGGACAACACTGACAAGCTGACGCAGGCGCAGAAGGACATCCAAGCCAACAAGACTGGTCTTGACGCGGCGTCCAAAACGCTTGCCCAGGCCAAGACCGATTTGACGCAGGCGCAGAAGGACATTGCCCAGACCAAAAGCGACCTGACCACCGCGAATGGCGAGATCAGCAAGGCCAAGGAATCGGCGGCTCAGGCGTATGCCGAAGCCCATAGCAAGAATCATACTTTTCGTGGGCCGGATGAGCCGAAGGACAATCTGATTGTCGGTGACTTGTGGCTCAAGACGCAGAAGTATTGGACGAGGTGGAAGGGCGAGAAGAACAATTCGCCGTCAATGCTGGCCGATTTTTATACGTACTGGCAGGGCGAAGCCAATAATTCTCCTTCCGTGCTTGTGCCCTTGTCCGATCGTGTGATTGACACGCTTGTCTGGGATGGCACCACGTGGAACCACATGGGCTATGCCGACGTGGAGCGCAATGCCGACGAAATCGCTCAGGCGAAGTCCGACATCGCGGATAACGCCGCGAAGACCACTGACGCCAAGAAGACCGCCGAGAATGCCGCTGCCGCCGCCAAGACGGCTCAAGGCACAGCTGACACGGCCAATGGTGCGGCGAAGACCGCGCAGGATACCGCCAATGCGGCTCAGATGGCTGCGAAGAGCGCTACCGCGACCGCCGGTCAGGCCAAGGACGCGGCCAATGCCGCACAGACCGCCGCCGAGAGCGCGAAGAAGACCGCAGGCAATGCGGAGACGCTGGCCAACACCGCCAATGAGTCCGCCAAGTCCGCCAAGTCCGACGCAGCTTCGGCCAAGACGGACGCGGCCAACGCCAAGACCACCGCCGCGAACGCGTCGAGCGTCGCCACACAAGCCAAGGCCACGGCTGATAGTGCGGCACAATCCGCCACCGATGCGGCCAATGCAGCCCAGAAGGCGAATACTGCTGCCGCTGCCGCCGCTGGCGTGGCCAATGGCAAGGCCGACGTGCTCATCCAGAGCACGGCGCCGGCCACGTCGATGCGCAAGGCATCTACACTCTGGATTGACACCACGAACGGCGCGAACACTCCGAAAAGGTGGAATGGGTCGGCTTGGGTGGCCGTGACGGATAAGGCCGCTACCGATGCGGCGAATGCCGCTGTCAAGGCGAATGATGCGGCCAAAACCGCTCAATCCACCGCTGACAAGGCCGCGACCGCCGCCGCTAACGCGCAGTCTCAGGCTAATCAGGCTCAGGCCGCCGCTCAGAAGGCGCAGACCACTGCGGACGGCAAGAATCTGATCTACCGTGGACCCGACGAGCCGTCCCATGACGGTTTGAAGCCGGGTGACATGTGGTGGAGGACGCAGAAATATTGGACGAGGTGGAAAGGCGAGAAGAATAATTCTCCGAGCCTCCTGGCTGACTTCTACACGTACTGGCAGGGTGCGCCCAACGCCAGCCCCTCCGTGCTGGTGCCATTGTCTGACCGTGTGGTGGAGGTCCTGACGTGGGATGGCACGCGCTTCGAACCGTTTGACCTCGTGGCGAACAACATCCTCGCTGCTGGCACGGTGGCCGCGAAGCATCTCGCCGTGGATTCCGTGACCGCCGAAAAGGTCAAGGCGAACGCGATCACCGTGGACAAGCTGGCGGCCAACTCGGTCACGACCGAAAAGCTGGTCTCCGATGCGGTCACCGCCGCGAAACTCGCAGCCGACAGCGTGCAGGCGCGCAACATCGTCTCGCTCGCCATCACCACCGACAAATTGGCGGCGAACTCGGTCACGACAGCGAAGCTCAAGGTCACGGAGGACATGACCGTGGCCCTGCTCAACGCCCACAAGATTCAGGCCGGAGAGATTGCGGCTAATGCCGTGACCACTGCTGCCTTGGCGGCTGGCGCGGTGGACGCGGATAAATTGGCTGCTAATTCGGTCAATGCGTCCAAGATTGTCACTGGTGCGATCACGGCGGACAAGCTGGCGGCAAACAGCGTGACGGCTGTCAAGATCGCGGCTGGCACTATCACGTCTGACAAGGTGGCGGCGGGCCAGTTCAAGGGCTATGTCTTCACCGGCGCGATATTCCAGAGCTCCGAGGCGGAGAACACGGG